AGTTTTTTAATATAGCAGGAACTGTTTATCTTACAGTCAGAGCAGAAAACACAAGAGCAAATGCCTTTTATAAAAAGATTGGTATGAAAGAGATAGGTTATTGTAATTGGTCACAAGGTAACATGAAAGGCAAGGTTTGGAAATATGGATAGATTATTTGGTAAAGTATATCAAGTTGTAGAAAATCCATTTGAGAAAGATGCTGGTATAGAAATCATATCAGGTGAATACAAAGGTCTAGTTTATCAATATGGTAAACTTCAGTTCGTAGAAGGTGAGCCGCAAATAAACTTCGAAAGAACAATAAGAAGACTACCTGAAAGCACTGAGCCATCTGAAGATGCAATAAATGAACTACTAAATAATAGTAACTTACAAGAACTTATGGGTGATATCTTACAAGAGATACTCAAAGAACAATTATCTAAGGAACAAATAAACGATGAACAAGGAAGTACTGAAAGAACAGATTAAAAGACACGAAGGTGAAGTATTAGAAATATACAAAGATTCACTTGGTTATCTTACCTTTGGTGTAGGGCATTTAGTCAGAGAAGATGACCCAGAGTTTGGTCAACCAGAAGGAACACCAGTCACTCAAGAAAGAGTAGATGAAGTTTACGAACATGACTTCGACAAACACGTAGAAGAAACAATTCATTTGTTTGAGTCAAAAGGTGGAGAAGACTTCTATGCACTTCCTGAAGATATACAACACGTTCTTATAAACATGACTTTCAATCTAGGAGGAACTAGATTTGCAAAGTTTAACAATATGTGGAAAGGTGTTATTGAAAACGATTGGGAAAAAGTTGCAGTTGAAATGGAAGACTCACGTTGGTTTAAACAAGTAGGTAGACGTTCAGTAGAACTTCAGGAGATGGTAAGAAATGCTTAGTGTATACGATGATTATAAAGTGCAATGTGTAAGACTTGCATCAAGAGAAGTGTTAATGGGTTTTTGTAAAGAGTTAGATGATGGTTCAGTTGAGATTATAGAACCACAAATCATGATTACAGATGCCGCTGATGGACAGATGAACGTTAACTTCGCACCATGGATTCCATATGCAAAAGACTATGAGTTCATAATCGAAGCAAACCAGATACAAACTATTTTTGAACCTAAACCACAATTGGAAACAAATTTTAAAGTTGCAACAGGCAACAAAAAACGAGGTTCTTAATTATGAATGAATTAGAATTATTTGGTATTCCTGTATTTGTCATTCTTGTCCTATCATGGTATGCATATGTATGCATAACCAATCACTTTAATAATAAAAAATGATTCTTGCTTCCTGTGAATGTGTAATATAATTTTAAACTAAAGGTAAACTAATGAAAGATATGACGAATGAAATTCTATCAAGTGTTGTTGCACATGCAGACGGACACATTGCAAAACACAGAACTAACATCTTAGTTCATTGCAAAAACTCAGTGGGTGTTGCCGAACATGGTGACCACATTGAAACCATCGAAAAGGAACTAGAACAAATTGCACACTATCAAGATATCAAAGATATGGTTGCAAAACATTTTTCAGATTACACAGAAAAGTCACTATTAAACGAATAGAATTTGTAGTATACTTACTACATGGATTTTTATACTAACGTTGCACGGACTCGTGACAAGATTCTAGTCACAGGTTATCAAGGAAACAAGAAACAGAAATTGCAGGTCAGTTATCGACCAAAGCATTTTATTCCCTCAAAGAAAGGTGAAACACCTTACAAATCTCTAGACGGCAGATACTTAGAAGTTGTAGAACTCAACTCAATGGGTGGTGCAAGAAAGTTCAGAGAGAAGTATGATGGTGTTGAAGGTTTCGAAATTCATGGTTACGACAAATATCTTTACACTTACATATCAGATAGATTTCAAGGTGATGTTGATTGGGACTTTAATAAAATTAGAATAGCAACACTTGATATAGAATGTGAATGTGAAAATGGTTTTCCAGAACCAATGTTGGCATCTGAAAAAGTCAATGCAATCTCAATTAAACCATTTAAAAAAGAAACTGTAGTTTTTGGCATCGGTCCATGGGAACATAATAAAACAGATGTTATCTATGTTGATTGCACAAATGAATTCGATTTACTTACAAAATTTATCAAGTATTGGAGAACATCAAACTTTGATGTTATCACAGGTTGGAATGTAAACAGTTTTGATATCACCTATCTTTGCAATCGTATTGATAGAATTATAGGTGAAGGTGAACACAAAAAACTTTCTCCATGGAATCAAACGAATGTTCGTGAGTTTACTACAATGGGTTATCAGAAGCAACAAGTCTATGACCTAGTTGGTATAAATGTCCTCGACTATCTTGAAATCTACAGAAAGAAAACATTCGTTAACCAAGAGTCATATAGATTAGAACACATTGCTCAAGTTGAGCTTGGCAAAGGTAAACTAGATTACTCAGAGTATGGCTCACTTCATACATTATACAAACAAGACTATGCAAAGTTTTTAGAATACAATGTCCGTGATGTAGTTCTTGTTGAAGAACTTGATGACAAACTAGGATTCATGGAACTTGTGATGTCACAGGCATATACTGCCAAGTGTAACTATGAAGATACGTTCGGCACGGTGAAGTATTGGGAAACAATCATATACAACTTCTTAAAAGACCAAGGTATTCAAACCCCACCTCAGAGATTGAAATCTGGCAATGATAAGATGAAACCTATCGTAGGTGCATATGTCAAAGAACCACAAGTTGGTGGTCATGATTGGGTTATGTCTTTTGATTTGAACTCTCTATATCCACATATCATTATGCAATACAATATCTCACCTGAGAAACTTGTTCGAGGTCATAGAGAAGATGTGAATGTTGATAGACTGCTCAACAAAGAATGTGATTTATCTTACTGTAAACAAACTAATACAACAGTTGCACCAAACGGTGTTCTATTCTCACGTGATAAGCAAGGTATGTTCCCAGAACTGATGGAAACATTCTACGAAGAACGTAAAGAATGGAAAGGTAAGATGATAGGGTATCAAAAGGAACTTCAGAAATGTGATGACCCAAAACGTAAAAAAGAACTTGATACACTTATCAAACGTGCATTCAATAATCAGATGGTTCGTAAGATTGCATTGAACTCTGCCTATGGTGCTATGGCAAATCAATACTTCGCATTCTTTAGTATTGATTTAGCAGAAGCAATTACAACATCAGGTCAAATGATTATCAAATGGTCAGAGAAAACAATTAATGAATATCTGAACAAAATTCTTAAAACAGACAATGAAGATTATGTCATTGCAATGGACACTGATTCAGTTTATATCACAATGGACAAATTTGTAAATCAAATTATGCCTGATGCACCAAAAGATAAAGTGATTGACTTTCTAACAAAAGTAGAAGTTGAAATAGAGAAAGTTCTTGCACAAGGTTTTGATGAACTTGCAGAATACACAAACGCATTTCAACAGAAGATGCAAATGGGCAGAGAAGTCATAGCAGACAAAGGTATCTGGACTGCAAAGAAAAGATACATTCTGAATGTTTATGATAACGAAGGTGTTCGTTTAGCAAAACCAAAACTTAAAATGATGGGTATCGAAACTGCAAAGTCATCAACACCACAATGGGTTCGTAATAAACTTACTGAAGCATTGAATGTTGTTATGACTCAGACTGAACAAGACTTGTGGGAATTCGTAGAGACAGCACGAAAAGAATTTAGAAATCTACCACCAGAAGAAGTTGCATTCCCTAGAGGTTGCAAAGGTCTGGCTCAATACTCAGACCCTAATTCAATCTATGCGAAAGGGACACCGATTCATGTCAGAGGTTCTCTATTATACAATAATCTTTTGACTTCAAAGAACTTAGACATGAGATATGAAATGATTAAGAACTCAGACAAAGTTCATTTCACATATCTTACATTGCCAAATCCAATCAATGAGAATGTTATTTCATTCACTACAAGTTTACCAAGAGAATTTGATTTACATAGATTCATAGATTATGATATGCAGTTTGATAAATCATTTACAGAACCATTAAAGAATATTGTCAACCTGATTGACTGGAACGTAGAACCAGTTGCAAGTTTAGATTCCTTCTTTGCATAAATAAAACTATGTATGAATATAATATTACAATCGTCAAAGTAGTTGACGGTGATACAGTTGACG